ATAGCGATTATCGTATGTCCTTCCCATATCATCATGACGCATACGTCGCCACCAGCCGCCACGTCCATCGAAGCGAACCGCTCCGTTGAGCCGTCTGTCGGGTTGGCGAATATATCGGCTATTGCCTGTTGACTGATACGCACATCCTCTTTTTCGATTGGCCCGAAATACGCGTATTTGATTTTCATGCGCTCTGTATATCCCACGTTATACAGGTTGGCGACACTCCCTCCCTTTGTCTCGTGTACCAAAAGTCTATTATCAGCCCCGCACCCCGAGAATACGGTAAATGATTTTATAAGGTCGGTGGCCTTTATCTTTGCTTTCTTTTCCTCTTCCGTTGGGTCAATATTGCATCTTCGTATAAGTTCTTCTTTTGTATCAGCGAACTCCACGGATTCCACTGTATCTCCAGCCACGAAAAAATATCTTATCTTTCCAAGCATTTCAGGTATGAAATACCAGTCGGACCCTATGTAACCAGCCTGTTTCATAAACGATGTAGTCCAATGCTCATGCAGCGCGTTGAATGAACAGACCGTTGTCGGAGGGACTCCCGATGCGTCCCTGTTCCTTGAGAAAAAGTATACAAACGTGCGGAACTCCTCGATTTCTGTCACCTCGTCCCAATACGCATAGGCGCATTGGTTTTTCTTCGCATAGTCCTGGAACAACTTCCATTCGCTTTCATTTTTCGTATTGAAGTTCATGTGCATCATCTGCACGGAACTATTCCATTGCGACCAGAACGCTGTAGGATAGTCTGTCCCCGAAACTTCGCAACCGGCAAACCCGTCATAAACCACCTTGAAGTCACGAAGCAGGGAACCACCCTTCTTGCTATCCTGTAAGCGTTTTGATATGAGTTTGGCCGTATAGTTTGGTTTGTCTATGCCGTTAAGTGCTTTTAGGTAGCCTGAAAAGGTCTTTCCCATTGTCGCTTCCCCCGCAAGAAAAATAAGGTTACACTCACTGGCTATAACATTTTCCTGCAAGCCAAGTTGCGGACAGAGGTCTACGTCCTTGCGTATTTTGAAATCATCGAATTTAGTCCAGCCCTCGTCTTCAACTGTTGCCAGTTTACGTTGCACTTTCGGGTATGGTTCCGGGATCGGAATTTCTTTATTCTTTAAGACAAGCATATTTTGTGCATATATTTAACGATACAAAGGTAGTAAAATTATAACAATAATGTTACTTTTGTTGAAAATGTTTGTATGACAACAACGGGGAATGACGAAAAGGACAAGTCGCAATACGGCAAATGTGCCTATTGTGGGAAGTCGATGCCATTCAGATTGTTGAAATTGAACGGTACGGTAGATTACTCGTTACGTTGCAGGGATTGTAAGCACACCACGTTTTTTCACGTGGAGCATAAGGATGATGATCCCGTCGCGAAAGTTGAGTAATTTATACCTATATATATAAGCCCCACACAGGAGCAATAAAAAGACTTATTAGGTCTATATGCGGCATAATGTCGGGTATAGACCTTTTTT